AATTGTTATTGAATCCGCGGCTGTAACAGATACTGTTCCTGCAAAAGTTGCATTTTGGGAAGTGTCTAATGTTAAGGCAGTAATGGAATTAGTTTGTATAATTAATGGGTTACCTGCTCCTCCACTATGGGTTGTATTAATATAAGCACTCGTTCCGTTGTTGTATAAATCTAATATGTCTGTTCCTGCATTATCCCATAATCTTAATGATTTACCATCTGAAGAACGTCCTTTAATTTCTGTTGGTATTGTTCCTGCGGTCATTCCTATACCAACATCACCTGCAAAAGTTGCACCTGAAGAATTAAGTAATAATCTTTCTGTTGATGAAGTTCTGAATGAAAGTTTATTTGAAACCGTACTACCTTCGATAGCAGTCACTCCAGATGTTCCCCAAGATATAAAATCCCCACTTGGTACTAAAACTTCACCTGCAAAAGTTGCTTTTTGATTTGCATCAATGTTTATCGCCTCAACACCCCCTGTTATTAAACTTATTTCATCACCACCTAAGCTTGTCATTCCCGTATTAAGATCACCTTCAAATGTATATACTGGGTTAATTAATGATCCAGGTTTATAATAAATTGCTGGCGCTCGATTTCCTCCTGAACCTCTAAGCCACTTAGTTTCAAATTTAAATCTATTATTACCACCTATATTAACATTCAAAATATCATCAGCACTTTCATAAAACCCTGTATCTCCATCACCGAATGTTAAACCTGTTGAAAGCGAACCAACACCACCGTTAATGTGTAGTTTTGATAAAGGTGTTGTTTCCCCGATACCGACTTTTCCTGTTCTTGTTAGAATCATTGTAACATCTTCATTTTCCCCTCCGTCTCTACTTGTTCTTAAAAAAGCTAAATCCGATCCAAATGTTTCAGTAGTAACTGTAGCGGGAGCCGCAAGCATCGCAATATCCCATTTATATATGTCTTGATTATTTACAGATGTTTGTCCTGTCTTAAATGTTATAGCTGACCGTTTAGTTCCAACAGCTTGGCTATCTACTGCATTCCAACCTAATGTTATATCGTAATTGCTACCATCGTCTAAACCACCAACCTGTAAAGCTGTTCCTGGACTCGTCGTCCCGATACCAACGTTACCAGCATTTTCTATTATAAAATTAGCATTATTATGTTTAAAATCAGTAGTTCCAGCAATCTGAATTTGTCCCGCATGAAAATATATATTTGTATTAGCTCCTCCTGCATGAGGGTCAATACCAATTCCTTGACCTGCTGGAATAAAAACTGATCCCCCAGAAGTTACCATAAATTTATTTTGAACAGAAAATGGATGTGTAGGATCCGTCGTCCCAATACCAACTTTACCTGCTGTGGTAATAACCATTCTTTCATTAGTGTTACCTATAGTACTACCTGTATAAAACCTTAAATTCGCTTTACTAGCTGTCAATAAATCATTAGTAGTTGTATCTATTGAAACAGTAGCTTGCTCTGTGCTACTACCGTCCATAAAACTAATTCCTTGATTTTTGTGACCTGTTAGTGGTTTTATTGTCAATAATCTACCTGGATTAGTAGTCCCGATACCGACGTTTGTATTAGTTACGGTCATAACATCCGCACCAACACCCATAATAATATTACTAGACCCTCTTAGTCTTATTTGACCATTTTGAGCGTCTATAAAAAAGTTATCTCCATCTGTTCTATTAACAAGTAGTTTTTGATTACCTGTGCCAGCGATTTCAAGTTTAGCCCCCGGCGCAGTAGTCCCAATTCCGACATTGCCAGAACTTCTCAAAATACTTATAGCATTAGCATCACTACTTACTAGCTCATCACCTGAATTATGAACCCCTATATTGAAAACATTACCACTCCCATCATAATGAATAAATCCTCCCTGAAATGACGTAATATTCTCAATAAATCTTATTCTTCCACTTTCAAAATCATTTGTATTTGAATTTCGTAAAAATATATTTGATTCATTTGCACCCTGAATTTCTAATTTTGCAATTGGACTACTCGTTCCAATTCCTACATTCCCAGCATTATCAACCCGAAATCGAGTATTACTTGTCCCGCCCGTTGTTATTGAGAATGCGCCACTTCCCGCATTTCCCCTATCGACATGAATACTTACCCCCTTATTAGAACTAATACCCAAATCAACTCCACTCTCACTTGTCCGAAGCGTAAAATCTGAACCTGAATGCCCTAAATAATTTTGGGCATTTTTAATCTGCAAGTAACTACTGCCTGTTTGATTATTAATAAGAACTGTCCCATCAACTTCCAATTTCTGACCAGGACTCGTCGTTCCGATGCCAACGTTGCCGTCTTCATCAATTGTGAGCCGTTCCGTGAGAGAACCGCCATCTGGTGTTGTAGCAAATCTCAATTCAACACCAGGCTGCGATGCGTGTGTAGTCGCATGGTAAGCCGATATTCTTGCACCAATACGTTCTGTTCCACCCGTATCTTTGAAATAATAATTTGTATAGTCTGACTGTCCTGTACTCGCCGCATTAAGATGTCTGAATGACATAATTGGGTCATTGGAACGTGCAATTTGTAGATGTGACGAACCAGCAATAGATGAAGTTTGATCACCAAAGAGTCCAACTCCACGCACATCTAACTTAGCACTAGGACTAGTCGTCCCGATACCGACGTCGCCGGCATTTGTAATACGCATTCTCTCTGCGTTATTAGTCTTAAACAACATGTTGTAATAAGCGGTGTTGCTTAATACAGTGTTGTTACCGCTTTCTAGTAAAGTTGTATAATTAAGGGCTTTAAATCCTATATTAGATTTTATGTAACCCCCAACGTCTAGTTTTTCCCCCGGACTAGTCGTTCCGATACCTACGTTACCACCCGTCAGAATTATTAATTTGGCATCTGAATAATGTTGACCTATATAAAACTCATCCCCATTACCTATAGCTGTTGACGCACCACCAACAACCCAGTTTAAAGTCCCAGCCGTACTAAATCCTAAATAACTTCGTCTAATGTCAGATCCCCTATCTAAATCTATTATACTATCTTTACTACTATCTATTTTAATAGATGGTTCAGTAATATCCGTTATTGAAGAAATAATCTTTAATGGACTAACAGAATTATATTCTCTCAATATAATTTGACCATCATCAGTAATCTCAAAAATATCATCACCAATAGCATTCTCTACTAAAACCGATGTTGTTCCACTTGTTACACCAGTTCCATTAACATGGAACTTGGCGCTAGGACTCGTAGTCCCGATACCAACGTTGCCCGTACCTCCAACCCAAAGTCTACTAGTTCCATTAGAAGTTGATGCATTTAATACGAATTCAGTTCCAGCATTTGCAGCTATTATTTTCACACCATCAGCTGAGCCACCATTTATTTCCAGTATAGATGCTGGACTAGTAGTTCCGATACCTACATTGCCGCCAGACTCAATAGTTAATCTTTCAGTATTACTCGTAACAAGCCTAAATGGATGTGAAGTTGTCGTTCCTACAGTTGCCCGAGTTGAGCCCTGTGCTTCTAATTGTAGTTTTACTGCACTTCCCTCAATATTTACAGCAGCTGTAGCAGTATCAACAATGTTTAAATTTCCAGTCGGATCATCCGTCCCGATACCAACGTTGCCATCGTTAGTAATACGCATTCTTTCGCTTGTAAAAGATGCTGATCCTCCAGTCCAGAATGTTATAGGGTGATTAGCTGCAGAAGATATTCCTAACCCTCCATTTCCGATTTTATTATCTTTCAAATAAACTTGTCCACCAGAGTGTCCTATTAGCTCCCCATAACCTTGAGCTTCGAAATAGTCTCCTGAAATAATACCAGTAGCAGTTACATCACCTGCAAAAGTTGCGTTATTATTACCTTGTAACCATAATGCTCTTGAATTTGATGAACCATCATATGTATTAAATGATAGTGAATAATCTTCTGAAGTACCCTCAACAATACTCACATCACCGTGTGCCCAAGTTATACTTCCATCAGAGAGCAAATGTAAATTAGACGCACCAATTGAACCATCAACATGAAGTTTGTGACCTGTATCATCGGCACTTCCAATCAGAACATGACCATCAACATCTACATCACCTGTAACATCTAAATCATTTGAAATAAGTATATTTGAGGAAGTTATATTAGTATTAACTACTAAAGAATTTAAGTTAGCATCAGAACCCTTAACTATGACTTTTTTCCAATTAGGCAAAATTGCCTCCTTTCTTTACCATTTATTTTTAATTTTATAGGTTGGTTACATCAAATGTGTGATGCCCACTTCTCTTTTTTAGAGCCAATAATATTAAATTATTATTTTTTTATTTTTTGATAATGTGTTTGTAATTTTAAAGTTAAATTATAAAGTAATTCAACATATTCCCCTTTGAATAATGAATTTTTTATAGTTAATAGTAAAAATTCCAATTCTTTATCTTCAAGTTCAATACTTATTTTAGGATTTTTTATTATATCTTCTCCTTTAATTTTTACGTTTTCAAAATTTAACATTATAACTTTTTTTTATTTTTTTTATGAGTAAATCCAAATTTCTTGATCAGTCCCAACAAATATATTACCTTTTGCCTGATATCTATCAGGCACCGATGTTGGGTCAGTACCTGCTCCTATTAAAGCTGCTGCTAAATAAGCATCAGGAGTAAAGGCTGAAACTGAAGCATCAAATGAACTTGTTAATGCCCATCTTGTTGTTCCTGAATCAAATCCAAATAATTCACCTACTGTTTGGGAAGTTTGTTGTACTACTAAACCACCATCTCCGGTTGCTGCTGAACCTGAAGCTAGCCTTATAAATCTATCAGTAATTGATAAATTTGTAGTTTCTTGGAAAGATGCAGTACCTTGTACTGTTAAATCTCCTGTTATGATTTGGTCTCCTGTTATTGTTAATTCGGTACCTGTGAATAGTAAATTAGCTTCTGCTGTATAAGTACCATCACCATCACTTGTTAATACTCTATTATCTCCTCTTGAGGCTTCTAGATCATTATCAAATAAAGTTAAGGGAATTTCACTAATTGTTTCTGCAAAATTTGAATTACCACTTGTTCCTACTAATCTATCAGTTCCAACTAATAGTCCTGATTTTTCTGCTAATTCATTTACTGTTAATGAAAGTTCGGGGGTTGTTCCCCCTGTTGAAGCAATTCCTGTTCCTCCTTCTACTGAAGTTACATATCCTGTATTATTTGCAAATTGAGATATATCCGAACCTGATACCGCTATTTTTTTCCATGTTGACATAATTTTATAATTTTATAATTTTATATTTTTATATTTGTTATAAATATTTAAAAAAAGATTAAGATTAAGGTGCTCCCACATAAAAATTTCCTCCACTATAAACTACACCTCCATCTATAGAATTAGGTAAAATATCAAATTCTATTAATTGTAAAATGCCTTCTTTTTGAATTCTAAGACCTTGGAGGGTTGTTGAATTTCTTATTAAAAGTAAATCATCCGTATTATCTTTTGATATTTCAAATGTTGCTGTAGGGTTGATAGTTCCAACACCTAATTTACTATCTTTAATTACTACCCCAGATTCTGCTTGTAGAGCATCTCCACCAGTAGCAGTTAATATATAATTATTTACATTATCAACTATATCACCCCCCCTAATGCTATAAGCTCCTACTTTGAGATTATCTATAAATCTTATCTTAGTCATTCTTTATTCTCGTAAATCTGTTCCAGGTTCTGTATCTTGAACCTCTCTTCCAGGTAAAACATCTCCTATGTTATCAATTCTACTACTAACTTGTCTTTTTTTCCTTGTTCTACCGTCTTTTAATTTAGTAACATTAGGCTCATATATATCGCTATTAGAAGTAGTTTCCATTTGGATTATTATTTTAGATTTAGAGTTCCATTTCTTCAATGAATTTAAGTCATTTTGAATAACATCCGAAATTATGTGTCCTTTTAATCTTATTTCAAAAGTTCCTTTAATAATTCTATCTTCTCCCTTATTTATCTCTGTTGTTGTAGCAAAACCATCAATAAAAGCTCTAAATTTAAATCTTTCGGGGTCACCCCAATATGAATCAGAAGCATATTCTATGGATTCAATTATTTTATTTAACTGGTTCATATAATAAGTTTGAATTACACAACTATAATTTAAAGTTATATAATTAGGAACAACAATAGCATGAAATTCTTTTTCAGGTACTCTATTATTTAATGTTGCAAAATTACTATAGAAATTTCTTGAATTAAAAGATTTTTGAAATGAACCATATATCTGGGGAAAATTTGCATCTATCTTATGAGCTAAACCTCTATCTTTTTGTAAATTATCTCGTTTTATTATAATAATAGGAAGCATTACTGCTCCTTGCTTATCTCTATAATATCCATCTTTTCTAAAACTCTTCCATCTTTCGGGGTCACTATATATTATTGGAACTTTTATTCTTTCACCATTTTGTAAAACAAATGGTTGAATTACTTTTTCAAAATAATAGAATACAGCTTCATCTAAATCTTGTAACCCTATTTTAAAGGGTTTAACCTTATCTCCCTTAAAACTTAGTTTTTCAGACCTATTAAAACTTATCCCTGTTTCATTTTCATTGGGATTTAACCTTGCATTAGGGTTAGAAGTTGTTTTATCATAAACTTCATGTTGACTAACACTAATTTCTTTTTGTGTTTTAGGTATAGGTTTACGTATTTTTGTCATAAATTTACCTTTCTTTATATTGTGAAATATTTACTTTATCAGATGGTATGTAATAAGTTGAAACTAATATTGATATATTACTTCCAAATTCTTCTAGTCCAGGATTTAAAGGATTTTCATTATTAGGATATTTTGGGTCTTTTCCACCAAAATATTGATTTTCTATTAAACCCTCAACCCCATAATATTTTTCTTGGTATAAAATTATATCTCCAATTTCAGGAACTACACCTGCATCAACTAAATCATCTCTTAAAAAATAAAAGTTAATAGATTGGTTAAAATTAATTCCTATATCTTGGTTGGGGAAAGTTTGGTCTTCTCTATCTATAAGACAATTAAATATAAAAGGACCATCATAAAATTTTTCCCCATTTGCTTCTCCATACAAATTAACTTGAGTTTTTTCAAGTTTAAATTTATAAAGAGAGGCTTGTTGGGTAATAATATTACCTAATAATTCTCTATTAAATTTTCTAATTAAGGAAACATCTCTACTTCCTGCAAAAAGAGCACACATATTTTATAATATATTAATTAATTTATTATCCAAGATATATAACAAAAGGAACTTTTTTTATCTCATCTAAATTAAAGTCCGATTCTTTCGTTCTTCTTTCTAATAATGCCTGTCTAGAAGTTTCATCAAAAAAGATTTTCAGTTTTTCTCTTAAAAATTCTTGTTCTTTTCTTGCATCTGTTAATAAATCATTTTGATTTAAAGTTATAGTATCATTTGGGATAGGTATATTAGTATATTTTCCTCTAACGTATCCTAATATTTCTTTTGATAATGCTAAAGCATATTCAAATATCCATGCTCTTCCAACCGAATTTATTTGGTTATAAGTTATATTTACATAGGGAGCATTAGATACATTTGTAATTGAATCACTTTGTGAAGTATCAATAGAACTTTCTATTCTTTCATTTCTTTTAATGTATTCAAACCATATATGACCACTTCCAACATTAGGGATAGGAAATATTTTTAATTGATTATCTCTTAATTGGAAACTATAATTAGACTTTCTTACAGTATAATTTAATTCAATTGCTTGAATAGTTTGTAAATCATAATTTAAAGGCATCATTAAAAAACTAATGGCTGGACTCATACTCCCAAACCCAAAAGAATTAAATAATCCTTGAAAACCAAACCCTGTGCCTGAATAAGGGTCATAATATTTTGTAATTGCAGGTGGTGATTGGTAAAATACTTTTTTTATTTCAATTGAACCTGTTATTCCTTCGTTTACTGCCCATTCTTTTAAATCATAATTTTGAACACTTGATGTGGTTGCAATCGAACCTGAATAATATGGAATATTTCCCCCTGAACCCGCTTCTGCCCCATACATCTCTGATAGTCTTATTGTTGTTTCAAAATTGGGAGTAATAATTGCTGTATTAAGTAATGAGCCAGTTGGGGCTCCCATTATTGAAAGTTGATTGTCTCTTATTTGAAAAGCATATAGTTCATTTCCATAAACTGTTGTAGCTTTTTCAAAAACTGTATAAAAGGAACCTGATTGTAATTCTATATCTACTAAAGGATATCCTAAACTTCTTGCACAATAATCTGCTACTTTATCTGCATCAGTTTGGAAATCTGTATCCTCATCATAAAATCCAAAAGGTGTTGTTCCTGCTGTAAAGGTTGAAGTTCCATTCCAAATACTTACATTCATAATTTATTAAATATTTTATTATAAATATTAAAACTTATCTCTTGAGTAAAAATTTTAATGTTTGAATTTTAAGTAGTATTATTTTTTTATATAAACATTCACATATTATGATGTTTATAAGGTGTTTAATTACATTATATTAAATATTATGTAGGGGGCGGTGATAAAGTAGAGGCATACGTTTAAGCATGTTTGGAGACATAAAAATTAAAAAAGAGCTGCAAAATGCAGCTCTTAGTAAAATCTATTTAATTACTCTTAATATTATAGAGTATTTAAACCACTAACTTTAACAATACCATAAAATTCTGGTCTAACTAATTTCTTAGCGTATCTTGTTAATAGACCTTTTCTTGGTGTAAATGTGTCTGGGTCATAAACAAGAGGAGTCATTATTAAAGGAATATATGGGGCAAATACAGCACCACTTTCTAAGAATTGAGAACCTCTAAATCCTAATAGGATTGTGTTTTCTTTCATATAAGGGTTTTTGTAAACTTTGTATTGTCCACTTCCAAATGTTCCTGATTTTTGTACTCCAAAAGCATAATTAGATTTTGTAACATCACCAGTATGATTAGAAGCAAATCCTGGGATTGATTCTATAATAGTACTTACTGTTGGTGAAATTACCATGAAGTTAGCACCACCCCTAAGAGTCTTTTGGTGAATTACATTACTTAATTTTTGGATTTTTGTACCTAATGTTTGGAACCATTGTCCTTGTGAATTATAGAATCCTAAATCACTAATTGTTCCATTTCCTTCATTATCAATAATTGACTGATTGTTTACTGCTGACCAAATTTCCGTTCCAGCAGAAGCACCATCAATTAACATATCTAAAATTTCTAAGTCAATTTCTAATGAAATATAATCACTTAAAATAGATGTTAATTCTGCTTCGGCATCTAATGATTGGTAAGCATTTAAATCTTGAGCAAACTCAGGAGTCCATACTGCTTTTAACTTTTTAGTTTTAGCAACTATGGCTGAACTTCTCATTTCAACGTTAATTTCTGGAATACTAATATCACTACTACCAGGTGTTAAGGCATCGTTTCCATCCTCAAAATCACCTCTATATCGGTCAGTTGGTTGTAATTGATATTCAACTGTATACTCATTAGCAGTTGTAGTATCAGCATCTGAACCACTAATAATCCAAGTTACGTTATCTGCACTATTAGATGTAAATTGTGGGAGGTTTTCTGATACAGTTAAATTAGTACCTGATAATACAAATCCTCTAACACCAGCTTCATCTAAATTTGATAATTCAGATTTAGCAACTTGTACTTTAGTTAATTCACCTCCTGTGGCTGATGCTGAAAAATCAGAATCAAATCCAACATCTGACCAATTGGCTGATGAAGTTGTTGCTGTAACTACTGATGATGTATTATTTGTAGAATATCCAAATCTTCCTGCACCATAAAATCCACCTGTATCTGTGTTACCAAATGGAGCATTACTACCACTATCACCATATACTGAATCTCCTTTAGAAAAAGGAGTTTTATTAGTACCATATTGGAAATCTAGATAAAATACTAGTCCCGAAGGTAAATTCATTGGTTGTACTGATACAAATTCTTGTGCAGCAATACTACCAAATACTTTTCTTACTAATGGAAGAGCAACGCCCGCCCATTGTTCACCAACTCCTGATGTAAATGCTCCTGTAGAGCCTGTGCCCCCACCAGTTTGTGAACTTTCCATCACAAGTTGTTTTGCTTGGCTTTCTAATAATAAAGACATATGATTTCTCTGGTCTTCATTTAAGCCTTTAAGTAACCCTGTTCTTGCCCATTTGCTAGCTAATCTTGCTGCATCTGATTGAAGTGATTTATAAGGGTTCGCACTTTCTAAAAGTTTTTGTAAACTCATTGTTTTGTTTTTTTTAAATTATTTTAATCCCGCTAGTTTTTGCATTCTTACATATGCTTCATTTTCAACTATTGGCTGTTTTTTTCTAGAATTATGAACTGCTCCTATTGTTTGTGAAGCTCTTCCTCTAATTTCTCTTAAAGGTTTTTTAATTGTTCTTTTTGATTCTAAATTTTCATTTAAAGTTGCATAAATTACTTTAGCTTCTTTAATAGTTTTTGCTTTGTCAAAAGCATTTAAAACTTTTATTTGTTTTGCTTCGGTTAATTGTTTACCTTTAAAGATTTTTATAGAATACATTAATTTACCATTTAATAAATTTGTTTTTCTATTTTCTTCTTGCAATGATTGGAATTGGTCTTGACTAATACCTTCTTCGTTTCTAATAGCACTTCCTGCTGCTGAACCTAAATCTTCAACAAAGTCTTTAATCTTTTTAGCGTACTCTGGAGTTTTTTCAACTGCTGATTTAATTAAACTAATAATGTTATCTAAACCTCCTGCTACTGAAGATTCTGGGACATATTCTGTTACCATTGTTCCTAGAGTGTCAGTACCTGTTTCTAAATCATCAATTTCTCCTTCTAAATCAGGGCCTTCTGCCCCTTTTCCATCTCCTACACCCTCAACATCTTCTAAGTCATCACCTTCAGAATATCCTTCACCAGCTTCTAATTCACCTGCTGAAACCATTCCTCTTATAACATCTTCGATATAAGATGTAAATTCTTCTTCTGATAAATCTTCTAAATTAATTTCCTCATCATCAAGGTCTCCTTCTATTCCATCTACTTCATCTCCACCTTCATCTTCATCTTCAGTATCTGATTTGGGCTTATCGTCCTTATCATCATCATCTGATTTTTCTTTTGGTTTAGAATCTTTTTTATCATCTTTTGGTTTGTCATCTGCATCCTTTTTCTCGTCTACACTTTCATCACCATCTTTTGATTCTTCCTCTTCTAATTCGGATAATAATTCGTCTAAATTAATTCCGTCCTCTTGCGATTCTTCAATTTCTTCCTTACCTTCATCTATTTTATAGTCTCCCTCTTCAATTTCTTTATCCATTTCTTCGAGTTTTGCTGATAACATAGATTTTAAGTGAGGTGTAAATGCTTCCTCTAATGCTTTTTTAGCAGTTGCAAGAGCTGTTTCTTTTAAAACCTTTGCATCCGCAATAGATTTTCTTAACAATTCTCTGTTTGTTGACATTTTTTTCCTAAAATTTGTTTAGTGAAATACGTTTATTGAATAATAACGTAATAATAATTAATAATTTGTGAATGTCATATAAGGATGACATATTATCAGTGATACATATATAAAAGTATATTAAAATTGCAAGGAAACTAAAAAATCCACAATTTCTTGTGGATATTATGTATATTTGTTAGGGTTTATTAATAAACATCAAATATTATATTATATTGGAATTCTTCTAAATGTTCAATTTGAATATTTAAAGTAGAACCAGGCTCAACCTTTTTTAATTCACCCATTATTTCATCCCCAATTTCATGTAATTCAATATTATTTCTACCCCAACCTCCTTCATTTATTTCTTGAACAGAGTTTGAAGGGGCATTAGTTGATTTATTAAGATTCCAAATATTTTCTTCATCTAAATTTTTATTTTTTTGATTTGGTATTAATTTACTAACACCTTCTTTTGCTAAATATTCTTGAAATGCTTTTTTATAATCTTCCATAGTTAAAATGTTGGGCATGTTCCTTTAGAACATAATATTTCAGTTAATATTTCATTAACTTTTTTATAAGTGTTTTTTATATCTTTCATTTTTTTATTTTCATTCAGAGTATGAAAATAAGAACCGGGGTTTGAAGGTGTTGATACGAAATCAAAACAAAGTAAAGCAAAATCATCTTGAACTTCCATTATTCCGTCTCTTTCTTCTAATGAACCTAATCCTCTTGATGAAACTCCTAAAACTACTTTATTTCTAAGTAATTCAGCTAATATGTTACCTGAAGGGGTAGGTAAAATTTCTATTTTACCCATTATTTCTTTACCCTCCCACCAAAATTCTTTAATTAAATGAGATACATTTTTTAGATTAATTACTTCAGATTCAGGATGGTCAAGCTCTCCCATTGAACGTCTTTGTTTGACTACTTCAGCATATTTACCCAATTCTCTTTCCCAAAGTTCTCTTGAATAATATCTTCCATTCCCATTTTCAACTTCTACAGTTGCTAAAATTCCTTCTACTACAAGATTTTTATTATCATCTCCAAGACTTTCATTAAGTGTAGATTTAATAGGTTGAAAAATGTGAGTTTCAATTAATAATTGTTTCATTCATTATATATTTAAATCTTCATCTTGATGAGAAGTTTCATTATATTTTCTTCTTTTAATAACCAACCTTCAGCTAAATATTTTTTTAAATCGAAATTATCCATTTTAGTTTATTTTAAAGAGATTTTTAAGATCTTCTAAATCTACTGTAATCATTACATAGTCACCTCCTGTTTCTACTTTAGTAGGTATTTTTTTTGATATTTGTACAAGTGTGTGTTTTGGTCCTAAATAATAAAACCAATTTTCATCTTCAAATCCCTCTTCATATTTATCTTCTATATTATCATCAACTAATGAAAAAGATATTGTACCATCGTCATTTAAAAATCCATCGTAATCACCTGAGTCACCTGACAGTGTAATGGTGGTGTATTTGTCAACTTCATAATCACCTGTAAAATCACCATCCACTTCGAGAGACATATCTTCTTTTAATAGCCTACCTTCGCTAATATATTTTCTTAAATCGAAATTATCCATTTTTTTATTTTGGTTTGTTATAAATATACAAACTATTTGTTAATTATTAAAGTTTTATGTTTGTTAGCACATCCCCCACAACCTCAATTACAATCATTCTTTTTAGGAGAAGATGAAAATGCTTCCTTTATTAGTTTTCTTAAACGTGTATATGATGTAAGTGATTCTTTCATTGGTTATAAATATTAACTATATTTTATTTTAAATTTAAATCTATATAATTTTTACATTATATCATATGGGTTATCATATTCTTGTTCTAAAGCATCATTCCATACTACTACACCTCTGTCTTTAACACCTGTAATATACAATTTAGTTTCACCATCCTCGTTCGCAGCTTCATTAGATGCAGGGTAAGGAAATACTTCTATTTTACCTTTATCATTAATGTAACCAAAACCTAGTTTTCCTACATATAAGGCTTTAGGGTTTGTAAATATATAATTTGATTCTGCCTCAGCTTTTAGTGGGTTTTCTCTACCTTCTTTTTTTTCTAAAAAATAGAATACCCCTTGTAGTTTATCAGATTCTTCACTGGATTGTTTAAATAAAAGAGGAGTTACAGCAGATGATATATCTCTATCCCAACCCGGTAAACCTTCTTTAAATTTTTGAGCACTCATATCGTACATTGATGACCACCCCTCTGCATCCCACCACTCTTTGTTTATAGAACCGTCTATTATTTGAGTAACTTTTGGAGTATTTACTACTTGATAGTCTTTAAATTTATCTATTTGTATGTCCATTTGATATAGTGTTTATTAATGTTTTAAAGTCTTCTTTTGTTTTATTTTTATTTAAATGGTATGATTTAAAAAATAATATTTCTTCTAATGGAGATAATCTTAAATTGTACCCTTCAAAGAATATGAAATTATATGTTGCGTTTGAGTTTATGTGTAAATCAAATTTATTTCTATTATGTGTTATATGATTTCCTTTTATTGGGTATTTAGGTGGTAAAATATTAAATGCTTTGTATCTTATTTCGTTCTTATCTATATATTGAGTACTAATAATATCAAAATCTTTAATTTTCCTAAATGGGATGTAACCATATATCATTAATGGTAAACTTCCTCCTAGTGAAATAAAATCAAAACTATTTTGTATTTTTATATAATCTTCTAAATATTTTTCTAGTTGTATATCTAACTCCATTTGAAACTTTTACCTATCCAAAAATATCTATATCATTTGAGTCCATGTATGAATTACTTTCATAATGAAATTGATATTTATCTTTTGGATTATTTTTATTTATTATAATATATATGTCTCCTTGGCTAATATAGTTTAAAAACCAAGTATCGGTATTACCTGTTGATGTGCACCATGATGTACCTGCTCCTAATTCACAGCTTGCGTTATATAAATCTTTTGAATCTTTTGGGAATTTGAATATTTCATATCCATCTACTTCCCCAAGTTTTAGCTTAGTATATTTTTCAGATTTAGATAATCCTTTTTGTTGGGAAATATCTCCTTCTTCGTTAGCTTGTATTTCTCTTGATTTTTTAATAAAATCATCTAATGCGTTTTGATCTTTGATCATGTTAATATCCTTAAGTGGATATTCTCTTTTGTTTCTTTTAAATATGTCTAAATATTTTTTGTATTTAGATATGTCTTCCTTTTTAATAATAGATTTTACCTTTTTAGTACCAGCTACTCTAGAAGTTAACCATGTAGCAAAAGCAGAATCTTTTTGGGATGCATCCAATATAGTACTAAATGTATTTTTATCTATTCTACCTGTATCCACAAAGTGGGTGTGTAACATATCTATAGAAATCTCATTTAATGACACTGAGGAGTGTGTGAGTTGGTTTTCTATTAGGTACTTTCTTAGATTAAAATTATCCATTTTATTTTATTATAAATTTATTTAATGGAGATGATGAAATGCTTATTTTATAAGTTTTTTTAAACGTGTATATGATGTAAGTGATTCTTTCATGGTTATAAATATCATTTGGTTTTAGAAATTCTTAAAGCTAGAGGAACAATGTCTCCTGTGGTGTTTCTTGAAGCTACTAAATATTCTGATTGTCCAAATGCTTCACTTTTTGTTTTTATTTTAACTGCTGTTATTTTTGTTTTTGGACCTGCATATTTAATTTCTGTTGAAGTTACTTCTCCGGCAGCATCTAATGCTTGGGTTGAGGTTAGGATAGGGACTACTTTTACATCGTCTCCTTTAATTTCTTTTACATACCAATAACCATAACCAAATGAAGAAGCTAAAAACTTTTGAAATTTTTCTTCGTCAATATCTACACTAGACCAACTATCTTCTACTCCCTCTTTTGAAATATAGTCATTTAAACCTTGGGCCACTTTTTCAGGGTCTATTCCAAACATATCATATAATGTACTTATATTAGGTATCGCTTCTTTTTTAGAAGCATCATATATTATAGTTTGAGGTTCCTTATTATTAGGTTTACCTACAATAAAGGGAACATTTTTACCACTATAAACTCCAGATCCTTTTACATTTTTAAGTGAAATATAAATATCTTCATTGTTATAAGTAATTGTCATATCAGATACGGTTTCACCTATATCTTTAGGACCTTCAAATGATAAATCACGTTTAGTATCAGTTGCTCCTGCAAATATAATATCTTTTGGGGATAATTTTGTATTATCTATATCTAATCTTTTATATAAAGTTTGAAGATTTATAGGTAAAGTATCATTAGGTTGACCTGCTCCTATTTGAGCGTTTTTAATAAAATCTTGTTCATATTTTTCACCTTCATTACCACCACCTGCTAAATAGAATTTAACATCACCCCCTTCAGTTTGAAACTTAAACAAATTAAATTGACCACTTGTATTATCTCCTACTCCTTTACTTAATACTTCAACTTCTGTTTCTGGGTATACAGATTTGATAACTTCAATAAATTCATCTGATGAGATTTTATTTCTATTACCAATTCTATATGTAGCGGTTTTAGCCATTGGTACTAAACCTGCTTTTTTACCTTCAGGTGAATTTACAATTTTTTCTTTAGCAATGTCATGGTTTTTTATTTTACCTGCTTCATTCATCCTTACTCTCACACCTAATTCTTCCAATATACTCTCCAACAACAAAATATCCTGATCATTATTCATGTCAGGATATCCTTTGTCAAATTTATAAGCAAATTTTGTAAAAAATTTATCGAATATACTCATTATTTTATTTATTATTATTATCCCATACAATCACATCTTCATAGTGTTCTATTGCTCCATCAGCAAAATCTTCAGCAGAAACTTCCATTTCTTCTGGTTCAGATCCTTTAGCATTACTCCTTGCTTCATTATACCATGTAACGTTCATTACTTCTATAGATGCTTCTAAATCTTTATCTGAAATATCAGGGTGTTTTGATTTAATAATGTTTATTACTGCTTCTTTATATTCTGGGCCTGCATCCGATATATCAGCACTATCTTCTGATGCCTCTATATACCATACATCGTCTTTATATAGCTTACCTTCAACTAAATATTTTTTTAAATCGAAAGTATCCATTTTATTTTATATATAAAATTCTCTATTTTTATCTAACCACGCTTCAAATTCTTCATTAGAGGAGATATTATCAACACCCCCTGCTTCAAAGAAATCAGTAATTACATCATCTGCATAAACTTTAACACCATAATATTGATTAATTGCTTCTATGTTAGGGCCTAAAAAATCTGGACCATATTCTTCTACAAAATCTTCTACACTCCCATCAAACTCATCTTCTAGTCTATCATATAGTCTATCAAATTCTGCTTGATTAACTTCAACATAATCATTAAATTTTACATCTTCTTTAGATTTAATTTCAAATTGAGTTATATTTTCACTTAGGTGAATGCGACCTTCAGCTAAATATTTTCTTAAATCGAAATTATCCATTTTGTTTTTGTTTATTTTTATTAAAATGCGTAGTTTGGGTGCTGTAGTAAACCATCTAGATAAGCATATAATTCACCAAAAGTCTGAAAGGGGTCGTCCTCATTTTTACTCAATACATTATCCATTACTTCTTTTTCTAAAGATTCATCTTCCAGATAAGATGCTACATCATCTACTTCAAATCTTAGTTTTTCTATATCTAAAGATTCTTTTAATAGCTTACCTTCAGCTAAATATTTTTTTAAATTTTCATCAATAATTTTTTTCTTAGAATATGGAGATTTAGCTAATCTTTCATACATTTTTTCATGTCTAGCTTTTTCTTTTTCAAGTTTTTTAATATCACGTTGCATTTCTTTTAATCTTTTCTTATCAATTAATTCTGCTAAATCACTATTTTCATCAATCATTGATAATCTTTCATTTCGACGTTCAATTTCTTCACTAATAGCTTCAATTTTAGCTTCCATAGTTACTATTAATCCTTGATTGTCGATTTCTTTAAGTCTTGCAGTTAAAGAATCTTTTTTCATTTTTTTAGGTTTTGGTTTAGTTTTATCTTCTTTAGGTGAAGGATGGTCATCCTCATTTTTTATATATCCATAATCGGGGTCATCTGAAGGTTGAGGACCTACTTCAGGATCAGCATATGTAGAATCTTCTTCTTCACCATCTTCTCCTTCTTTACCTGGAGGGTAATCATAATCATCCTTACTTTTCCCATTATCATCTTCGCCTATTGATTCTTTTTCTTCTAATGATTTATCAGCTACATAATTTTTAAAGTCTTCAATAAAGTCATCTTGTGAAAATTCTTGGTAACTTGTATCTCCTCCTATAATTGATTTAAATAAAGAATTTACATATAATTCAATTTCTGCTTCATCACCATAATCAGCAAGTAATGTTTTTATTTCTATTTGTTTTTCTTCTGATAATGTAGAAGATGATTCTGTTGTAGACTCATCATATTCATTTAAGTTTGAAATGCCTCCTATTAAGGATTCTTTAACTAATTTTTTATGTTTATCTGAGAATCCGCTTTCTTTATGTTTACCACTTACTTCATATACCTCAGCTTCTTCATATCCTATTCCTTTAATTCCAAAAGCAGCATTTTTCTTATACCATAAAGGATCTTTTTCTAAATTTTTAGATACTATTTTTTTAATTTCTTCTAAAGTTGCTGCTTCATCTTGTTTAGATTCATAATATATTCCTTTTTGAATTTCATGACCTATTTGGTTATCAAGATTTGACTTATCTTTAAAATCATAATTATGAGATTGAATTTCTTCAACTTCTTTGGATATTTTTTTAGATTCAACTTTTACATTTTCTTCTTTAACTTTTTTATTTTCCTCAGTTAAAAATTTTTCAAAATCTAATTGCCATTCAGGTTTTGCACTACGTTGAAAAGTATTAATAGGCATTAAATCTACATAACCCTCAGTAATTATATTTTTGGTTTTTAAGATATGTTCTGCCTGTTTAAAAGTTGCTTTATTTACAATAAAGTGTGGGTATTTTCTTTTTGCTTCTGTTAAAAATACTCCTTTATGTCCTTTACCTTCTTGGATAAGGTTAAATTGTTCTTGTAGAGTTTTCATATGTTTTATTTTCTTGTCTTAATAATGTTTTTATGTCTTTAAAATAGTCTTGAATTAAATCTGTTCCATATACAACTTCATATGTTTGGGGATTTTCATTATAATATTTTATAGTTTCATTCTTTGCTATTCTTAATGCTTTTTTTATACCAATTAATTGTTTTTCTAAATTATCAAAGGAAGATATTCTACCTTGTTGAAAGTTTTCAACACGACTAACTTCTTCACTTAATTTATACTTATACATATTATTTTTTACCTGGTAATTTATATTGGTATTTATTTTTTTTAAATGCTTTTGGAGTTAAATATGAACCCGCCCCCCCTGATGTAGATGTTTCTTCTATATCTTGTTCATTAGTTTTTGTTTTTTTATAAAATTCAGGATAATTTTTTCTAATATGTGTTCTATATTGGTTAAATAATTTAATTACTTGTTTAGAAATTAATGAAATTTCAACATCATCAATTCCACGGTCTAAAACATCAATAAATCTTCTTAATTCTTCAAATTCTTTAAATACTGAATCTATAGCAGGAATATTTTCTATATCCCAAGAAATTGTTCCCGTTATGGGGTCTACATAAGTAACTGTACTTTTAACACCTCTACTTTTTTCAACATCTCCTACGTTAAATTTTTCTTCTTTTATTTTATATTTAAACTTTGTTGGCATTTTTTACTTCTTCTAACAATTCATAGTATTGTAACAAGTCTACTAAATTATCATTACTAAATTTACAATTACTTTTTAATTCTACTAATAATTTACAAATTTCATTTATTTTAATTTTAGTAACTAAATTCTTTATTTTTTTAGATTCTTTTAACAATTGAATTCTTACATCATTTATTTTAATATTATAAAAACTTTTTAATTTGGGGGTAGAATCAACCATATTAATATATTCCCTTAATATTAATTTTTGATTATAATTAAAATTTTGATAACTATCATTAAATGTTTCTAATATTATTTTATAGGTTAGAAATCTTAAGTCTTTATCTAAATCTTTAAATTCATCCAATATATCTTTCTTAACTTCTGCCTTATTAACTTCTTTCTTTGTTAAATATTCTAATAAAAATATTTTATTATCAATTATTTGGTTTGGGTCAATATAACTTTGGGTATTTTTATTTTCAATTAAAGTATAAATTGAGGCTAATACTTTATATTTATTGATTTTTGCACCAAAAAAGGTTTCTATATTATAATTATCTTTAATTTCTTTAATTAAATTATATTTTTGTTTTCTTAAAATTTTCCTATTTAATTTTTTTGAAGATTCTAATATGGTATTAATAAAAATATTTGCTCTTGATTCCGGTAAGTGTTTACATTTTAATAAAGACTCATATAATTTATGTTCTTTGCCTAATTCTGTTTTTACAAAATATTTTTTTAGTAAACTAATAGCATAAGAATCTTTTCCTTTCAAAGTATCTGATGTAATAGTTCTTACTAATAACTCAAAAATAATTCCTGTATTCTTATATTTTGAATGGGAAATAATATACTTTTTACTCATTTTTTATAATTAAAGTTAGCTCCTCTCTGTTTTTTTTGAAATTAGAATTACTTCCTATCCCTATATAAAAGAGATGATTTTTGTCTAATCTGATGTGTCTATATAAATGTGCCATTCTGAAGCATTTTGTTATAAATATGGGAGAATTTTTTATTCTTCTAATTGGGATTCATCTAAAAGTGATAATTGGTTAGGATTAGTTTCAAAAATTAATTGTTTTTTGGAATAATTAATTAACATTTTTTTATTTTTATAAAAAGACCTCACAGTTCCTTCTAAAGCTAATGGTCCTTTTTTAGTTTTTGGGAAAATGCCATCACCTTCATTATGGTCTTTGCCTTTCATTCTATCAACTCCTAATCTATCTTTACCAAAATTATCTTCTTGTTTATTTCTTTTGGTAATCGTATCTTGGGGTCTTCCTAAATCTTCTTCTTCATAACCATCAGGGACATTACTTGGGTCTGAAGCTGTTCTTCCTTTTCCATATAATGATGCTAAATCATGAGGAGTACCATATGATTTACCAGTTTCTTGTGGGTCATTACCTTCTTCTTGAATTTGGTGATTTCTAAAATTACGTTGAGAATCTTCTCTAACTAAAGCTCTATATTCCTCATATTCATCTTCACTAAAGTGATAAATGTGATCATAAATCCAATCTGATGGAATCAATTTTTGGTCTAATAGAGTTTGGGATAATTCAGCTTTTGATTTTAATAATTCAATTTTTTCTTGGTCATATATAATTGAAGGTGTTGTTAATTCTAATGTAAAATTAATTAATTCATTTTCATTTACCCCTAAAGTTGTTAAATGAACAAATGCAATTTTATTTAATTCTGATATTATAATTTTTTGAATTCTATTAATAGTTCTGGCAAATCTAATATCTTGAGCTGCAAGTGTGGCTTTACCTTCAAGGTTTTCATCATACCCCATAAAAGCTTTTGGAACTTTTAAAGCAGCAAATAATTTATCTCTTAAATATATAACATCATCTATTCCAGTGTATTCTAAACCTTTAATAGTTTCTATTCTAGTGGAATTATCATTACCTCTTTGGGGAATATAAAAATCTTCTAATAAATTTTGAATATTATACTTTAAGTTATAATCTCCTGTTTCAGGGTCTTGATGAGGAGTACGCTTCATATTACTAATAGTTTTTTCCATAAAAGCGTCAACTTCATTTGGTGGAATTGCTCCTACATTTATATAAAATATTCTTTTTTCAGGGGCTCTAGTTATTCTATGGATAAGCATCGCGTCTTCCATAAGAGAATATTGTTTAAATAATTTACGAGCAGGTTCTATGTATGATCTTCCATAAGGAAGGTAATTTACATCAGATATTAATCTAAAGTGAGCCATTTCATAATTATCAAAAAATGTTCCCGTTTTACTATCTTTAGGAGAAACATAACCACGAGCATATCCTGTACTTATATTTCCATCAGGGTCAAATCTAAATCTTACATCTGCTGGATTGTCTTTATCATATCCTTCTTGTCTTTCTATATGAAAGGCTGTATAAGGTATTATATTATATACTCCAAATTTTTCGGCTATTTCTAATTTTAAGAAAAAATCCCCAAATTTACACATTTGACGAACCCAAGACCATAAATTGAATTCAATATTTAAAATATCATAAAATAAATTGTATAATTTATCTTGGATATCTTTGTTTGAGCTTCGTATTTGTAATGTTTCTCCTAAATCATTTTTTAATGTAGATTCATCTGCTACAATATCTAATGCTGTTGCTATAATTGCATCTTGGTCCATTGTATCATATTCTGAATACAATTGAGGTCTTAAATATTGATAATTTAAATTAAATTGTTTTCCATAAAGAGATGTAGGTGAACCTGTAGCAAAAATTCTATTAAACCTATCATCCATTGAGTTGGTTGCAATTTTCCCACTTCTTTGAATAGAATTAATATCAATAGTTCTAATCCTATTTCTTCCAACATTTCTTATTATAATGTCATTAGAGAATAATCTTTTTAATCTACTAAATATGCTTTTATTTACCATTTTCCAATTTTATACTTATAAATATTATTAAATTTATTTCTATTTCCTATATAATTTTTATATATAAATATATAGAATCACTTTAAAAGCCAACTGATGTCTTCTTTTCCTTTACTATGTTTCATAATATAAGGGTTATCTACTTTTGTGGGTCTATAAGCCCCAGCATAAGAAGTTCTATTTACTCTCATATTATTAATAACAGCTTTAGTCATTTCAATTCCTCTTTGTCTAAATTTAAGAGCTGTATCTCTTATGTACATTGCTATTCCTAAAGATATTACTAAATCATCGTTAAATCCTTTTGTTGATTCAGGTCTACCCCCTTTCCAAATAAAAACTCCCATCTCATTTAAGGTTCGGATTGATTGAATAATTAAATTTTTTTCACTAACATATTCCACTAATTTACCTATCATCATAGGCCTTGTTTTAGAAGAAGTAGTGAATCCAGCCACCATATTTCCTGAATTTACCCATTTGTCATAAAATTTATCATGACGTGTTGCATTACTGTTTCCTTTAGGGGAATGGTATAAATTATGGTAATCTCTATCTATTGCAACTTGTACAACAGCCCACCCTACATTAGAGTTTTCAATAACTAATAAAGCATTATTATATTCTGTTGCTACCCCAACTAATAAATTTCCAAAATCAGTTGTACTAATTTTACCTTTAAATTCCCCAACTTGTTTATTTTTTACAACATCTATAACATGGAAGGCTGAAAAGTCTTTATCATCTCCTCTTGAAGGGTCTGCTACAACCATATAATCTTTAGTATAATCAGGGTCTTCCCAAATCCATAATCTTTGATCTGCCCCTCTTTTGTATAAAGGTTCTTTAACCATATTTTTTTCATAGTATAATAAAGAATCAGGATGAAAAACCCCTTCTCCAGAAGTTGAAAAATTACAATCATTTTCTTGTGCTGCTATTCTTTTTGATTTTAATCTAATATTTTCTCTATCTCTCCATTTTTGATCTCTTTCAGGGTGGATGTACCAAGGAAGTTTAATAGGCATAAATTCATTTTCTTGTAATTCAGCATCAACCCACATTTTATGAAACCAATTTCCTCTACCATAAGGAGTTGAAAGTACTATTGATTTACCTCCAGTAGCAAGGGTAGATTGAGCTGAAGGCCAAATCTTATCAATATTTGAAATAAAAGCTGCTTCATCAATTATTAGTAAAGATACAGATTCAGATCTACCGGCATCATCAGTAGCAGCAGTAGCTATTATTTGTGAACCATTTTTTAATCTTAAAGTTAATTTATTTTTTTCTTCAAATCCTACTTTTAACCAAGAAGGAAGGTTTTCATACATAAATTTTACCTTAGTAACTAAATTTTTAGCGGTACTTTGTTTAGTGGCGATACATAATATATTTTTATCAGGGAAAAATAACATAAACCAAAGAGAATAGGCCGCTACTAAAGTACTAATTCCTAATTGTCTTCCTTTATTTATTAAAAGGTCTTGCTTATTAAATAATTTTAATATTTTTTCTTGGAAAGGGTATAAATTAAATAATATACGACCTCTCTCGGGATGTTGTATATAACAATATTTACGCATAAAATGAACAGGACTAGAACAACATTTAATATATTCTTGTCTAATTATTTGTTTGAAATCAACATTATTACTCATATATAAAGTTACATTTAGAAGTTTTATAAAATTTTCTTAAAGAATTACTTATTGTAGTTAGGGATGTATTTAAATTAATAATCTCACTTTTTGAGTTTGTTATTTTATATATTCCAACCATATTAATTGGATAAAATTATTACTCCTAAAACTAATAAGATTGATCCCCCACCTAATTTGTAAATATTAGATTTTCTTTTTTCTTTTTTCAAATCAGTTTCTAATTTTTTACTCAAAGTTTGGGATAAATTCAATTGTTGTTCTTTAAATCTAAAAGCAGTTAGATAATTTATTATTTGGGAATTTAAATCTTCAATAGTATTATTTTGAAGTGTAGATTTGTTTTCTAATAAACTTACTTTATGAGTTAAAAGTCCTACTTCTTCCTTAGCACCATCCCCTGTAATAAGATCTTTTATTATTAAACGTACTATAAATTTAGTGAATTGTATCTTTGTCGAATCCTTTGTAACGTTCTGTGAAAAACTTAATAAGCTCATCATCATTAAAATTATCAACATCAATAACTTTTTCATTTGTTTTATTTTTTAATCGTATTATTTCTCCTGTTTTTGATATAATTTTTATATTTAAACTATCAATTTGGTAATTTAAACTTTTTATATTTTCAATTAAATCATTATTTAAACCCAATACTGAATCAACTTTTTTATCTAATGTTTCAATTTCATTTTCATATTTTTTTACATAGTCAGGGGTAGTTTGAATAAAAAGTATATAACCCATAATTCCTAATAAAACTGTAATTATTATTAAATAAATAACTCTTTCTTTATTAAACAACATCTTTTTCTAATTTCTGAACTAATGATTCTAATTCACTTTTTATTTTTGTTTTAACTTTTAATTGTTGAACATATTTTTGTTTATCTTCTCCTTCTGCTTTTTTATATTGATTAACAAGGGTTTTCATTTCCTTTTTAGTATCATTTAAGGCTTTGATAACATTATCTAATTTTTTAGATTTAGGGTGGTTTATTCTTGCCCCTTTTTCAGCTGATTTGTGGTCTTCATCTTCGTCTTCATCTTCATTTACTATCCTAATAGTATCATCATCATCAACTTTGTCTTTTATTTTATTTAAATCTTCAGGTGAAGTTTCGATTGTTGCTTCATCTACCCCACCACTAACAATTTTAATTACAGTCTCAGCACTTATATCTCCTTCTTTATAGGCTCTAAAAAGTAATTGTTTTATATCATTACTAACATTATTTTTTTTAAAAGCAGAAATTACATGGTCTGTATTTAATTCTCCATCATCTTCATTCAAAATGGAGATGATTTGTTCCTTGATAAAATTAGTTAAATTGAATTTTTTCATAAAAAAATATATTTTGTTATAAATATATTAAAGGCCTATAATATTCAACATTTGTGCAGTACGTTCTTTTGTGGTTCCTTGTAGGGAATGGAAATTTTTAATTCTATGTGAATATCTTTTTATTAAGTGAAGGATTGCAAAATCAATTAAATCTCTATAATGTTCATCAACTTCCCTTATACCATTATCTACTATTGGTATTCCTTCAGGAGGAATGTAAAATATATAATCATATTCTCCTAAAAAATTTAAAGCATATTGTTCAAATTCTTCTTTACAATGTTGATTTATAGATTTAGCACAATTAGTAAAAGCTATAACATCTAAAATTGTCCTATCAGTAAACATATAGGGGGACATTAATTCTTTAACTCTGTAACTTAAGAAAATAGTTTGTCCCATTAAAGTAGAATCTACATTTAAAGGGACTCCTATATCTTTTATTTCTTTAGATTTTTCTGTAAATAGTTTGAAATTTGCAAATTTTGGGTTATTGGAAAGTGATTTAACTAATGTACTTTTTCCTACACTTTGAGTACCACAAATACCTATTTTATATGTTTTCATTTATATAATATTAATTTGGGTTAAATATAATAATAAAGTAAGTGCAATCCAAAATATTTTATAGATTTTAATGTCTGTGATTTTGTCCTTTAGGAGCAGGTTGTTTAAACCAAGGTAAACCAGTACGTTGGGAAACTGTTTCTTGCCATTCATCCTTGGTTTTTTGAATGCCATATAAATAATATTCTGATTTTTTTGTGTTTCCTTCTGGAATTAAGGCTGGACCTTCCCAATTATGAAGTTTACCATCCCACACATAAGCTATTGTTCCATCAGGTTTTGTTAGTTTCCTACTTTGAGGAAAGGGTGTTTTTATATCCATTTGTCTTTATATTATATGCGTCAATATACGAACTTTTCTTTAGGTATCCTAATCTCTCGCATATTATTTTATAATATTTCTTGTAAATTAATTATGTCGTCTGACTGAACTTGATCTACTTCCACCACTACTTCTTGAAGAAGATTTTGAAGGACTATAACTACTCCTTGTTGAACTTCGTGAAGGTGAATAATTACTACGAGAAGAAGA